GTAATGGAGTAAAAGCTATGGACCTCGGTTCGATTCCGAGCATCTCCACCAAAGTATTTTGGTCATCCCTAAAATATTTTGCTGGGGATGAAAAGGCGTTCGACATGGTCATTGAAAGATTACAAGAGAGGATAGTCCTAAGACTTAAAACTAAAATAAAAGCTAACTCTAACCAGTATGCTTTAGCGGCATAAGTCGCTAAGGGGGTTGCCAGTACCTTCTTACCCAAACTGGCACTAACTCAAGGCAATAACATGAAAAGATTTTTTAAAGAAGTGTACATGACTGGACACGGTAAAGAAGATAAGAAAATGTTCGACACATTTAAAGACACAAAGTTCTACAAAGTAAATGCCAAAAAAGAAGAAGAATTGAAAGATTGTAAAAATGTAGAATATATAACTTTTGATGAGATTAAAATATGAAAATGATAATTACACCCAACAAGTTTGCAATACTAATTGAAGAATTAGTTAAGACAAAGAAAATGAGTTACATTGATGCAATACTTCATTATTGCGAAAAGAATGGAATCGACCCGAGTGATTCTAAAAAACTAGTAAACAAAGGACTGAAAGAGAAGTTGACTTATGAGGCACAGAATCTTAATCTGTTAAACTCAGAGAAAGTGCCACAACTTCCAATATAAGGAGAATGGATGGTTTTGAAGTATATAAAGTCTATTTGGCAATCAAATTACATTTCACAAGCAAAAACAGAAGTTACGACTTTCATAGACACGGCGGACGAACAACTGCAAAGCTTGAAACCTTCACTAAAAGAAGGGATAGATATTTTTTTCACAAACTTAGTCGCACTTACAACAGCACTAATGTGGTCGATTACTTTGTTAGTAATTTTGTTAATAATTCTAATCTATGGGTTGGCGATATTATTGGCTCAACTGGTGACGAAAGTTATAAAGAGTGGTCTAAGAGAATAGAATCGCTACATTATGTTTTTGAACAAGATGTAGATTTTATATTAGATGTGATGATGGCAAACGATATGGATTTTGATGACATCTTTACATCACATAACGGGCAACACCCACCTATATTGAAGATGGTGTTATCTAAAAAGATATGTGTTGAAACATTTGTGATACTAGAAGATATACTTTCTTTTGCAAATAGACTAGACAAAGATATAATGGAAACAGTATTGTGGCCTAAACTACATGACAGAATTGTAAGATACAAACCTTTTTTGAAATTTGATACACCAAGATATAAAATGACATTGAGAAAAAAAGTAAAGGAGTTAGTATGACAGAAGAAAAAATATTACATTCAGTAGTAGAACTGTGTACAGATGAAATTGAAATATGGGAAACTGATAATCCTGTACAAGACGGCACAGAACAAATTTGTGAAGGCAGAGCAGAGTTTGCTCATCAGATACTAAGAACAATTAGACGATTAGAAGCTGAAGTGCCTGAACGAAAGAAAGATTATGGATTTGATTCGCCTGAATATAAAGCCGTCTTAGCGGCGAATGCCAGACGGACAGAGATATCAAATGATGTTAATTCAGCATGGCATCCTGATGCTTAGGGCGATAGGGTTGATAGCCCTAATCTATCTATTCTTTAATTATCTACCAGAGATACTAGAAACGGCAGATAATTGCTTAGGAATTGCATGAGTAAAACAGTACTGTTTGGTTCACCAATCTATTCTTATGATATAGATAGTACCTCTTATGATAAAGAGAAAGTGCTGAGCCATGTACTAGATAATTATAAGATAGACAAATATAGAAATACTTGGGATAATGAAAGCAATATGCACCATTCTTATGGTGACTGGAACAATAACAAATTTAATGATTCAGATGATGTAAATAGCAACATACTATTACCATTATATGAAGAATTTATTAAAGACTTCTTTAATGAAAAATTAAAATTAAGTAAACAAATAAACTATAGTTTTGAAATAGTAAATTATACCTGTTTCGGTGATAGTCAGTATATGAGGCCACATAATCATCTGCCAGATTATATTTTTACCTGTATTCATTACCTACAATTTGACCCTACTCAACATGCAGGTGTTAGGTTGTTTAACAATAGTGATTATGGCTCATATGCCGAACACTTATTTCCTACTTATTGCGATACGGTAAATACTTTAGAAGAAGATAATTCATTTATGTTTGAACATTTTGATTATACACCAAAAGAAGATGAAATGATAATATTTAACAGCATGCTACGCCACGCAGTACCTAAACAAGAAAATACCACTAAACCAAGAATTTCTGTAGTTACAAATATAAAAATCTTATCATAAAATGAGGAAAACGCTTGACACAGGCAACAGTTTATAGTATAATAGTACATATGTCAGTAAAACAAGGCATATTATTATTATAAATATAATAGTGCGACACATACAGCACACAACGATACAATAAACATACGAATACAATTATACGGAGAAAATATATGACATCAAGTCTATCAGCGTTAAAACGCTCAAACAACTTAGACACCCTAATGGGTGAACTATCAAAGGTCGCAGAACCACAAAAGCAATCAAACTCATACCAAGATGATAGATTCTGGAAACCAGAACTAGATAAATCAGGTAATGGTTATGCTGTGTTTCGTTTTTTACCAGCAGTACAAGGCGAAGATTTGCCATGGGCCAGATTATGGTCACATGCGTTTCAAGGCCCAGGCGGTTGGTTAATTGAGAACAGTCTGACTACAATTAACAAGAAATGTCCGATTAGTGAGGCTAACAGTCTACTATGGAATTCTGGTGTTGAGGCAGACAAAGAAATTGCTCGTAAGAGAAAACGCAAGTTATCTTACTATGCAAACATTCTAGTGATTAGCGACCCGAAACATCCTGAAAACGAAGGTCAAGTAAAACTATATAAATTCGGTAAGAAAATCTTTGATAAGATTACCGAGGCGATGAAACCTGAGTTTGAAGATGAAACGCCAATCAACCCATTTGATTTTTGGGAAGGTGCAAACTTTAAACTGAAAATCAGAAAAGTTGATGGTTACTGGAATTATGATAAGTCAGAGTTCGATAGTAAATCTGCTATCGCACCTAATGACGAGGCAATCGAAGAAATATGGAATAGACAATATCCATTACAACCATTTCTCGCACCAGAGAACTTTAAATCATATGATGAGCTTAAAGCAAAACTTGACAAAGTTCTGAGTGGTGTTAGAAATACTGGTACTGCCGAAGATGTCGCCATCCCACCTGCGACACCAAAAGTAGAACCAGTAGTAGCAGAAACAGTAAGTTCCCCGACCCCTGCTCCAATAACTGAAGATGATGATTCAGACGAAACTTTGAGTTATTTCAGTAAGTTAGCGGAAGAGGACGAGTAATCTCTCCATCTGTTTTTACTATTTTGGGGTCGAAAATCAGTTTTTCGGCCCCTTTTTTGTCTAAATATTACTACTGATTATGAATGAAGTTTGAGATATCAAAACAACAACAACATAAAAGGAGAAAATTTATGTGGAAAAATATCACGGATACTATAGGTAATATCACTACAGTTGCTGTACAACTAATTGGTTTGTCAGTAGCGTTAGAAGTAGTGTTTGGTGCAAATGTACCGTTTCTATCTTTAGGTGTTATCGATAACATCTCAGCGATAGTTGCAAGCCTAGGTAACGAAGGTTTAGTAGGATTAGTTACAATCGCAATCTTATGGTCACTTTGGAAGAAGGACTAAGTTAAACTATGACATGAAAAGGGGGCTTCGGTCCCCTTTTTTATGGTCTAAATCCTTATAAATATGTAGCATGAAAACAATAATCAAAACAATTCTATGTGTATTGATTGTTTATAGTACTCAGGTTATATCAAGTAGTTTAACCTTTGAATTTAGTAATCCGTCTTTTAGTGGTGAAGGATATTCTAGTCATGTGCTATCAATAAGTCAATTAGAATATAATAGAAAAGAAGCAGTAAAAGACGACTTAATAGCTGCACAGAAAGCAGCTGAAAGAGCAGAAGCAAATACAACTCTTGCTAAGTTTGTAACGAATGTTGAAAGTCGTATATTTGCAAACTTATCTAAACAAATGGTTGATAATATGTTTGGTACGAATTGTACTGAAGATACTACCACAACCGAACTAGAATGCCCACTAAGTGGCGAAGCAAAGTTGCCTGATGGTTCAACAGTCTATTGGGCAAAAGATGAAACAGCAGAAACAATCACATTAACTGTTACTGATGCTAACGGCAGTATAACTGAATTAGTTGTGCCTGTTGGCGACTTTAAATTTTAGGCATATGAATATGGAATATTTGGCAATAGCATTATTATCTTGTTTGGTGGGTGCCTGTTCGGTACAGAACACAAAGGCGATAGAAGGAGAAATGCCTTTTGTACAGGGTACACTAACAAAACAATTGCTAAAAGATATGCCACCTCTTATAAACACACCTACAGATGGTGAAGGCAATCCAGTAAAGATTACGGTTGCAGTTTACGATTTCCCTGACGAAACAGGGCAAAGAAAACAAGTCGGACTATCTACAGCTGTATCACAAGGTGCAGATGTTTGGGTAATACAATCACTCATGGCAGTTGGTGGTGGTGATTGGTTCTCTGTTGTTGAAAGAGCAAACTTAGATAATTTAACGAAAGAACGACAGTTAATTAGAAGTACAAGAGAATTATATGATGGTTCACAGGCGACAGATTCTTTATCGCCTATGTTATTTGCCGGTCTAATATTAGAGGGCGGTATTGTTGGTTATGATACAAATATAACAAGTGGCGGGGCAGGTGCGAGATTTCTTGGTCTAGGTGCAAATGACCAATATAGAACAGACCAAGTAACTGTTTCACTAAGGCTCGTTGCGGTACAGACAGGCGAGATTTTGCTGACTGTATCTTCAACAAAAACAATTGCGAGTACCAGTAATGGTGCAGATGTGTTCAGATTTTTAGATTTAGGAACACGAGCATTAGAGATTGAATCTGGTAATGCAGCTAACGAACCGATTAACTATGCGATTCGTACGGCAATAGAATATGCAATCTTGCAAATGCTATATGAAGGAAAAGAGATTGGACTTTGGGATTGGGCGGATACACCGATAGCAGAGGACAAAGATATAAATATAAATCAGGGTGAAATAAAAACCACCCATCCAATTTCGGAGAAACTAGGAGAGTCATGAGATTAACAACTTTCTTTATTATGTTTCTGATGAGTTTGTCAGCGATGGCAACAAATAAGATTTATGTAACACAAGCGGGTGCTTCACTAGTGTTTGATGTGTTACAAGACGGTGATGGCAACATGGTCGGTAATAGCACTACAGCTTCTACCGTAAGTGGTTCAGCGTCAAACTTTAATATCGACCAAGTTGGTAATAGTAATATTATCACCTTTGATATAAATGGTGATAACTTTGTTGGTACATGGAGTACTACAGGTAACAGTAACAATATTGACTTTAATTGTGACCCAGCAGATAATACAAGTGGTTGTGATGATGTCAATGCTACTATTACATTTACTGGTAACTCACAAGATATTGACATAGATGTCGGTGGCACTACTTCAGGTGATAACGCTGATATCGATATTGTTGGTGCTTCAGGCACAGATAGTACTGTTGTTGCAGCTACTATTGATGGTACAAGTGCGATATTAAGATTAACAATTAATGGTGATTCAAACAACTATCTAATCGACATTGATGGTAATGGAGATGTCAATGGTCATACCTTAATTATGACCCAGACGGGAATCACGGCTGATGTTGATGTTGTTCAATCTGGTACTGACGATAACTCTGCGACATTCGTATCAACGGGTGATTCGCAGAACATTGATATTACACAAACCTCTGGTGGTACAATCACGGCAACAACAAGCGGAAGTACATCATCTGCGGTTAAGACAGTTAATATTAATCAGACTGCGGCTGCAACATTTAATACAGATGGTACTATTCTTGGACAAACTTCATCTGGTCTTGCTGGTGCTGGTGGTACATATGATATTGACCAAACAGCTGCAGGTACA